TATCTTTGTTTCATCTAATATTTGTTTTTGTAATTCCGCTATTTCTCTTTGGACTTTTTTACATTTCTCTACATAGTTTTCTATATCAACATCAGCACCATGTATTTCTGTTCTTTTAGACGCCGCTAGGTCTTTACTACGATTACTAATATCATCAATATATTTTTTCTTGTCATCAATCTTTGTATCTAATATTTGATATTCAAAATCATCTTGTTTGATTATCTCATCTTGTGCTTTTGCCTTTTCTCTAAACATAATATTCATTTTAGAAAATATTTCTATGTCTAATATTTCTTCAACAACTTGGCGTCTATGTCTTGCTCGTAATTGCATAAATGGTACAAACGAAGCATTACCTAATATTACAACTTGGGTAAATGACCTAAAGTTTAGTTTTAATATTTGTTGTTCTAAATGTTTTTGATAATCTCTTTGAGCGGCGTCTTGATTTAACATATCACCATCGCACCATATCTCAAATGTATTTGGTTTGATACCTCTTATTATCTTATAAGTTTTAGTGCCAACAACAAATTCTACTTCTACAATACATTCTTTTTCATTAATTGTATTAATCAATTGGTCTTTCTTAATATTTCTAAAAGGTCTTTGAAACAATCCAAAACATAAAGCGTCTAACATAGTAGATTTACCTGCCCCATTATTACCTATTACTAGGGTTGTTGCTGACGAATCTAAATCAATCTCAATAAACTGTTGTCCTGTAGATAGAAAATTCTTATATCTTAATTTCTTAAATAGTATCATTCTGTAATCACATCGGTATCTTGTGCCTCTACATACATTTCTTTAATCATAACTTTTAGTTTTTCTTTATCCAAATCAACTGTTAATTGGTCAACATAGTTATTAACTAATGTCATTGTGTCTTCCGACCCTTCTGCTATATCATCGCTAACATTTGTATGGGATAAATCAGAATAATCTTCCAGTATCTTTAATTCGTGAACACTTATTTTGTTATATAACTTATCAAGTAGCCTATCAAACATTTGGTTATCTTTTTTATTTACAACAATCAACTTTACAAATTTTTGATTATAGTCTGCTACATCAAACTTATCATAATTTGTTTTGGTATCATCATACATAAGTTTTGCAAAAATCTTATATGGGTTTGGAATAAACTCTAACTCTCTGGTTGCTGTATCAAATATATGAAACCCTTTTTGATTACCATAATCTGACCAAGTCATTTCATATTGACTTCCTAAATAAAATACTTGTCCATCATCATTACGGTGATGAAAATGTCCACTAAATGTTTTTTCAAATCGTGATACAATCTTCTTATCATATCCATGTGTTTGTGTTATAGCATCCATCATTCTAAATCCGTTTAAGTCAAAATGACCCATACATATATCAGAATCTACTGTGTTAAGAATGTGTAAGGAATGTGCTTCATTTTCAGGGTTGATCCAGGGCAATAATAAAACTTTTAATCCTTCAAATTCTACTACTTTAGGTTCTTCATATACCCACGGCTCGTGTACACCATCAGCTGTTGTACATAATTCTTGTACAGCATTAACTTTATTTGTATTACGGAAATAAATGTCGTGGTTACCTATAAGAATATGAGTATCTATTTTTTCATCCCATAGTCTTTGTAAAAACTTATGTCTAAAATTATGAGCAATTCTGTAATTAATAAACTTTCGTCTATCAACAATATCACCTAAATGAATAAGTGTTTTTATATTATGTTCCTTTAAATAAGGAAAAAATATATCATTATAAAACTTATAAAAATAGTCATCAAATATAAGACTATCATTTCTGGCACCAAAGTGGGTGTCATTTAACAATGCAATTTTCATACCTACCTATTATATAATTACTTCTTCTTTTCTTTTTTTGGTTCTTCCTCTTGTTTGGCATTTCTTTGTAAGAAATCTAACATTTGACTTTGATATTGAGTATCATCGCCCTTTAGTTGATCCATCATATTTTCAACCCCTATATTTGCAATCATCTTTTGTTTTACTTGCAATTGTTTTTTCTCTTTTTGTATCCTTCTTATAAATGCATAATATATAATTTGTGTAAAGTATGCAAATGGATTATTTGATTTTTCAGGATTAAAATTACTCATATATTGTAAACAATTTTCTATACCATCCGATATCATATCGTCTCGGTAAGTATAGTTAATAAAGTTTGGTCTATATGATAAGTGATTAGCAATCTTTAAAAAACATTCACCTATATAATTGGTTACAGGAGGCTTCTTTCTATTTTTTTCTTCTGCTTTTTTACACTTATCTTGGTATTCTATCATCGCTTGTAGAAACTTTTTGTTATCTACATAATGCGGTTTTGGTTTTGTTTTTTTAAGTTCCATATTTCACTCTTTCTGTATATCATTATACACTATTTTTTAAAAAAAATCAAGCGGGTGCTTGACATTTTTGGGAGATTTGATATAATGCCTATGTAGGCGCTTTGAGAGGGAAGAGCTATACCTAATGTAACTTTTTAGATGTAAGTTTATGTCCGAAAACATCTTCTTCCTCTTCATTAAATCTTGTTTCAGCTTCCATTTGTTCTGCAACTTTTAATATGTGATCCATTTCTTGAGGAGATAGGGGTGTTTTGGTTTTTATGTCAGAATTATATTTGTTTAATACAACTTCATAATAATGTGCCAATTCTTTTGCAGCCAACGATATAACCATTATCTTATCTTTAGGAATAGAGAAAGCTTTATCCGATGTAAATGGAATCCAAGGAGCCAATGATGAATCATCCTTTATACCATATTCCGTCATTCGTTGAACGGTTGTTAATTGTAAAGGATTTTCTATCTTTAAAAATTTATCATCAACTGAAATAGTTCCTACTAATAGAGTACCATCTATTAACTTAACCATTCTGTAATCTGTTGGGTGATTTGGTTCATTATTCATATAACTATTTATCTATTCTTTAAGTTGGATATTATGTATTTCATAATCAAACTCCTCTTCGGTATAGATGTTTATCCTTTCTTGAAAATGTTTTAATGTAAAGTTTTCTTTTGTTCTATAAGTTAAATCATCTGCTATATCATATAAAGTAGCATTAACTTTGTTATCTCCTAATCGTAATCCACGACCAATGGATTGTAAATTTCTTATTCTACTTTTGGATGGACTTGCAAAAATAATGTTATGTAAGTTTTTAATATTAACACCTGTACTAAATGTTCCATAACTTGCAACAATAATAGCATTCTTTTCTTTCTCTACTATACTTCTTATTGCTTCTCTTTCATCCGCTTCAACACCACCAAATATATAAAATACTTTTCTATTATCGGCTGCCTTTTCTTTTATAATTTTATATAAGTTTTTACCATGTTTTTCTACCAATTGAAATAAACATAATGTATTTCCTTCTAACTTAATTGCTAAATTACGAATAAAGTTTTGTCTAGTCTTACTGCTCACTAGATAATCTATTTCATCTTGATACTTACCCTTTGATACCAGTTTACTATTATCTTCGGTATGTTTTAATATTAAACAACGAACAACTAAATTAGATAATTGTTTTTTATCCATAAGTTTTTTAGTAGATGTAATTTTATTTACAGCGCCGAATAAGCCTTCTAGTACCAATTTGTGGGTTTGGGCACCATCCAAAGTGCCTGTCAATCCTATTCGATACCTACAGCTAGTTAGTTTAGTCATTATTTCGGTAAGTGATTTAGACTTAAATAAATGTGCTTCGTCACCAAAGACAACTCCAAATTGGTCAAAATATTCTTTTGGTAATTTATATAAACTTTGCCATGTAGAAATTAAAACTTTTTTATCTGTTTGATTTGAATATCCGCTATATAATCTATGACAATTTTTAGATACATTCCATCCATATGATTTGAAATCGGTATACATTTGTTCTACTAATGATGTTGTAGGAACAATTAATAGACATCTATTATTTTCTTCATCTTTAATTAGATGTGAATAATATCGGATAAGGGAATAGATGATAAATGACTTACCTGAAGCAGTAGGACTCACTAGGAGCGCCCTATTGAACTTTAAACTATGAAATATAGCGTCTATTTGATAATCTCTTGCTTCAAACTTCTGTCCCAAACTGTTCGCAAATTTACTAACAACATCTTTATCTACCTTGTTATTTACCTCAACATCTTTACCACAAACAATATAGTATCCACGCTCTTCGGCAAATGCTTTAATGTATGGAAATAATCCAAAGTATATTTCTTTTGTCTTTTGAGAAAATAATCTTATCTTACCATCCCACATTCGGTTACGAAATGCAGGCATAAATTTATAACCGGGAACATAAAAGGTAAAAAACTCGGAAACCTCTCTTGAAATATTATTATCACATTCAACAGTAAGATAGACCTCATCTTTTTTTTCTATTATTAAAGTATCCATGTCATTATACTATATCTCTTTCCTTTTTTCACTTCTTTAACTTCGTGCGGAAACATAAAATTTGAAGGAAAAACAATAGCAGAACCTTGGACCTTTTCTATATATTTATCACCACATAAAACAAATTCACCACCATCATAATCATCATTTAAAAATATTAAAGATGTAAGATGTGGATATCCTTGTTTTTGCCCATGGCTGTGATGTATGTTATCTATATGTTCGTTCATAAATCCACCAACGCCGTAGCGATTTATTCTAAAGTCTGTAAATTCTACTGATTTAATTTTATTATGAAAATGAGTATAATCGTTTAGACAATACTCAAAAGTATTTTTAATATCTTGATAATGTGAAACAGGTTTACCAATCCAATATTCTTCCATTGAAACTTTAGATGTTCCTGTATTATTATATGAAGTGGAAAATGTAGATTGTTTCCAATCTGCTTGTGTTTCAAAATGTTTTATAATATCATTACAAGTTTTACTATCCATTGCTTCTGGATAATAATAAATGTAATCAGTTAATTGCTGATTGGAATTCATGGTGTTCTCCTACTTGTCCTTTGACTTGAATATTCCAAGCAATACTTATTCGTTTAGTATTAGATTTATTTTGTTGAACCCAATGGGGTAACCATGAAGGGAAAAATATTGCTCTATTTTGTTTTGAAGCATAACTTAATAAACTTGAATTTAATAATGTCGTTTCTTTCTTCTTAGGCACAATAACATCTGCTGCTGGTCTAGGATCGTGAAAAACTATACTTGCCTTTTGGTCAGATTGTAAATAATATGTACCACTTAAAAAATTATTTGAATGTGTATGAGAAGGATGATGTTCACTTTGTTTCAAAACATTTGCCCACATATCAGTAATCACTAAATCTTCTATATCATATCCTAGTTTATGACATATCTTTTTACTAGTTTCAATAACTAAATTTGAAAATCTATAAAATTCTTTTTTAGTTTGTAAATCTGCTGATTTTGTTTGCCAGTTTTCATCATAATCTCTTTCAGCCCATAAATCACTAATATATTTTTTCATAGCATTTATATCTGCTTCTCCTTGAGAACCTGCTGATGTTTTTGGTATAAACTCATTTAATAAAAATATGTTAGTAGGAAATATTTGCTGATGTTCCATTATATTGCACCACTAGTAAATTTTTTCCATTCAATAGCGTTCTTAATTAAAAATGTTCGATTGTTTATACTTCGCAATACCTGTTCAAGATACTTAACTACCTGATTAAGATATGCTGTCTTTTGGTCTGCTCGTTGTAATTCGTCATCTGAATCCATGTAGATATGGACATCTGCTTTTAATACTTTAAGGTCAAATGGTTTTTCTCTATATACAGATTCATCTGCTTTACCTGTATAATATTCCCACTTTTCTCTTATAAGTGCTTTGTGGTCTTGTTCTGCTTTCTTTAATAGTAAAGAAAACTTATTAAAATGTTGTAAATATTTGTTATGGAGTAAAGGTATCTTAATTGATTCAGCGTCTAATTCTGTATCATCAAGTTTAAAATCTTTATCAACCAATTCTTGTAATTCTTCTAATGTCATAATAAAACCATTATATCACCTTTTCGGTGTTTTGTCAAGGATTAACTAGTAGAAATTTGAACTATATTATAATTCATATATGTAAAACTTACGGATGCTTGTAAGTAATCCACATCAGAAGCTTTAACATCATACGACAAAGATCCAAGACTTGTCGGATACAAATTTTGGAATCGTATTTCTGTTTTAGCAATATTTTTACTATTTAAAACTGTAAGTGTAGCGTCTGAATATATACCTCCTTCAGCGAGAGGTCTTGGTGTACTTGTTCCAGTTGCTGCTGTACTTCTTGTTGAACCTGGAAATCTATCAGCACTTGTTGCTTGTAAATCTCTAAACTGGTTATGATTACTAGGAAATCCTAGACCAATTAACCAATCGTGCATTTCTTTATAATTATTTAAATTCTCATCAACAAGAAAAGATATACTCAAATCTTGATATGTAATCTTATCACCAGGAATAGGAACATCATAT